GCATTGACGTTTGGCGCGACAACAATTACGCCTGTCCAGACGCTGTCTGGCACGATGGACGAGTTCAGAGTCTTCCATTCAAGCAGAACACCGACGCAACAAGCGGCGTACGCCAGCAAGGCGTTGTACTCATCGAACGACCTCGCACTCTACTACAGGTTCAACGAACCCGCACCTCCGATCGTGACGTCGCTTACAGATGCTGTCAACGGAATCGTCCTAGATTCAAGTGGCAACTCGCTGCATGCAATCATCAGCAACTTCAACGCTTCTTCACGCGTCGATGCATCGACAGACCCAAACAGCCCGATGGCATACGAACGTCGTGACAGCACGCCAGTTCTGTTCCCAGCGTATCCTGCGCTGATGGAGTTCAACCAAGACCTGTTGTTCAGTGCGAGCCTCTACGATCAGGAAAATCCCAACCTGATCACGCGCCTGATTCCGCAGCACTACCTCCTTGAGGGTGCTGATCAGGATGGATTTGAAGAGCCCGAAGGCAATGCAGGCAATGCATACGCTGGAAGCGGAATCCCAGGACAAGGCAAGATGGGAAACGTGCAGGTCCTCCTGTCGTTGCTCTACATCTGGGCACGTTTCTTCGACGACATGAAGTTGTTTGTCGACTCATTCAGCACGCTTCGAACGGTCGATTACGACACCAACGACACTGTCCCTGACAACTTCCTACTTGACATTGTCAAGAACTTCGGGTTCCACCTCCCGCCTCTGTTCAACGACTCGACCATTGAGCAATACGTCCGCGGCGAGAACGTCGACCTACAGGACATCACTATCAGCGACATCACGCTGCGTGAAGTGCAGAACACCCTTCTGCGCCGAGTCCTTGTCAACTTGCCCGACGTGTTGAAGTCGAAAGGCACGCAGCACAGCATCAGGTCATTCCTTCGCGCGGTCGGCATTGACCCGGGAAACAACGTCAGAATCCGAGAGTTCGGTGGTCCGACGACACAACAACTCTCGTTTGCGCGTGAGACGAAGATCGAACCCGGCGCGATGGTGCAGTTTTCGAGCAGAAGCCTCGCGCTCTCGCCGTTCCTTTCAGCTTCTCGCATCGAACCTGGCTACCCGCCTGTCATCGGAAACTTCGTTCAGGCAGATCTCTTTCCGCCGCAAGGCGTTAGCGACAACAAGTCTGACGGTCTCCTGACGTCGGGTTCGTGGACGTGGGAAGGCATTGTCAAGTACACGCCAGCATCAAGATTGTTGATGCAATCAGCGACGCAATCCCTAGCACGAATCTGTGTCGCGACCGGTTCGATGACCGCTAGCGTCAAGCCAAATCAACTAGCACATGAGAATCTTGGTCTCGTTGCCAATCTCATCGCTGTCTCATCATCAATTGCTCCCAAGTTGGTGCTATACCTTAGAGCGGGTGATACTACGTCTGCGACTTCGTCTCCGCTCATCAGAGTCGAGCTTCCCACACCTGACCCGGGAATCTTCAACTACGACCGTTGGAACGTCAGTTTCGGCTGTCAGCGCGGCGATGATGGACTCAACAGTCCAGTGTCTTCTTCGTACTTTCTGCGTCTAGGTTACCAAAACGATGGACGAATCGAGTACCTCGAGACTACGTCGTCATTCTTCCAAGAGACCACCACGGGCAACAACGTGCTCCGTGCACTCCACGCCACCCACAACCCTTCAGGTTCCTTCCTCGCGGTGGGCTCGAGACAAATCATTGACTCCGGAACAGGGGCAACTTGGTTGTACCTGAACGATAATTCTATCGCCCCTGCAGAAGCCCGCGTGACTGACTTCACGGGCAAATTGTCCAATGTCAGGTTCTGGTCAAAGGCATTGACCGAACCCGAATGGAGAGAGCACGTCAGGAACTACACGTCAGTCGGCGTTGAGGACCCGCTCGTCAACTGGAACTACGTCCACACTCGGACCGGTTCGTTCGAACACCTTCGCATGAACACGTTGACGAGGCAGGACACACGTCAGGCAAACGCGACCGCGAGCCTCGGTGCCGTCGGTAGCATTCAGTTCATTGACTTCAGCGAGAACGGATTCCACCTCACCGGAAGCGGCTTCCCGATCAACGAGGACATCGTTGTCGGAGAGACGTTCGACATGAGTTACCTCAGCCCATACTTCGACGAGGCTTCGAGCAGCGAGAAGGTTCGCGTTAGATCATACCAAGACTACGACCTGGTGCAGCAGACACCCTGGGCCGGAGTCGCGCCGGTCTATGAGATCGTTGCCAGTGAACAGCCGACTGACGACGTCAGATTCATCATCGAGTTCTCGCTTATCGATGCTCTGAACCGCGACATCATCGCCCTGTTCGCGACGCTGGACGCCATCGACAACGCGCTCGGTGCACCTGAACTCGTGTTCTCACCCGACTACCCAGATCTGGAACGCATGCGGTCGGTGTACTTCAACCGAATCAAAGACAAGCTCAACTTCCAAGCATTCTTCGAATTCTTCCGTTGGTTCGACACGTCGGTTGGCACGTTCATTCAGCAACTGATTCCACGCAAGACGCGGTTCAAGGGAACGAACTTCACCATCGAATCACACATGCTTGAACGTGCGAAGCAGCAGTACCTGTTCTCTGAGATGTACTTGGGTGACAGCAATAGACAACGTCTCACTAGCGCGCTGTTGTTGCAACAGGTCGCAGGAAGCGTCAAGAAGTACTGATGGGCAAGCTTAAATCACCTGGATTTTCTAACATGTTCTATGGCGGTTCAAATTCGCCCAGGAACAATCGATTCTTTGATGACAGCAATGGCTCGGGACTTACGTTGTTAAGTTTGAGCTCAGCGCCAGAGATCACGCGCATTGAACCCAATCGTGGAATTGCGCAAGGCGGAGTACGCGTTCGTGTGCTTGGGGCTAATTTTCAGCGTGGTGCGCAAGTATTCTTCGGCGGCCTACTTGCTTTGGACGTCACGTGGCTCAGCGAAAATGAGATCACATGTTTGACTCCCGACACTGGCGTTTTGGGTAACACGACAGTCGTCGTTAATAACCCAGACGGGAAAAACAGCGCATCAACCGGGGTGTTCACAGGACTGTTCACGTATGGATCGTCAGGGCCACCTATCGTTGTAAGCATATCACGAAACGACAATCCTCTCAGTTCAGCCGGTTCATCGTTCGGAAATACAGTCGTCAACATCATTGTTGATAACTCGTCAGGAGTCACCGGCGCACACGTGGGTGGCATTGCATTGACTGATTTGACGATCATCGACGCGGTCACGATTCAAGGCACTACCGGCGCACACGCTGCAGGTGTCGTCGATGTGACGGTCACAAACGCCGCGGGTACGAGTTATGCACTCGCAGCATCATACACGTATCGATTTGATCCGCTAGGCATCTCAAACTGCAGCGTTTGGTATGACGCGGACGTCGCTACGCATGTAGGCAGCGTATTGACCGCCATGACAGACAACAGCGGAAATGCATTTGATGCAATCGTTAGTGGTGTTCCTGCCTACACTAGTTCAGATCCTGAATTCAACAATAAACCGACAATCACAACAGTCGCAACTGACGATCTTGTTGCGTCTCCAGGCCTGGGCGCAGGCTCTGGGCCGATCACGTTCGTTTTTGTAGGCTATTCGTTGTCTACGGTGGCATACGCAATGTCGATGTATTATGCGGAACTCCGGGCGCCAAACACGGCTACTTGGGAAGTGTCGCGCGATGCGAGTGGAACGACTCTGCCTGCGACAACTAACCCATCAGCCCCTGCTGTCCTGATCGCTGTCCTGGACAATGCATTTTCTCGTCTCTACGTTTCTTCTGTTACGCCGGTAGTTGGCGCTGTCGGTGGCGCACTTGATCTAAGCGGGTTCGGTTTGTTGATCGGCGGTAGCTTGAGCAAACTGTTCTACGGAGGCCTGGGCAATTCTATCAAATTCCGCGATGCGCTCGTATACGACAAAGCACTTTCACAGACAGAGTGTGAGTATCTCTTGGCTGGTCTGGGCGCAGAGAACGCAATTACGATTGCCTAAGGCAGGATATGAGCGACAAGATTCAACAAGACACTTCTGCAATCGATGCTTACACCCAAGGCGTTGAAATCACTAGTGAAAAACGTTACATCACGGGAATCGCGAAGATTTGGTCTGGTGAGGCAGGACATCAACTTCAACCAAATCGCTTTGGAATGGACAGAGTCACATTCCCGGGCACTGCGTTCGCCGACGTCGATCTGTTCAATCCTACACGTTTTCTAGAAGCGCAGGACGCAGAATCACCGATGTGGGCTAGCATCTTCACATTCCCGATGATCTTGGGAGATGATGACAGGGTTGAGAATCTCGTCTTTGACGGCGTGATTGAACCACTGACAATCAGAGCCGCGGCATCGTTCATGTCGATAGAAATGCCTCATCCGGCTCATGCAGTCAGAGGCGCGGTCATGGGTGGTAACATTGACCAATACGGAGGCGCAGATCTAGTTCTGACAGTCGACATATACGACATTGATGCGATCATTCCTTACGTCGACGCTCCACATTATCAAATCGAAGCATCTGCTGACGTCTTGCCGTTCACAGATGATCGTTTTGTAAGAAGTGAACCGTTTCAAGCTGGTGACGATAGTGAACTAGTTGTCGCGATGTCGCCACTTGGAGGTTCTACAGAGAACTACGTCAAATTCAATGAACGTTCGGCAACGTGCGGTTTCGTATACGATGGAAACACTGTCATAGGAACTGATTCGCTTGCGTTCGGCGGACAAACGTACGGCACGACGTCACGTGCTCGGCGGACGGCACCGGCGCAGTAACCAAAACTGCCGCGCGACGTCTCAGTGCACTAGAAGTTAAACACTTCGCTTCCTTGCCACGTCAGTCAAGTCGAACTGGTCGCAGTGTTCGTACTGTGGTATATTTGTCATGTATGTCATCCAACGCTGCACCGGCGCGCCGGTTTGAAAACTACGTCTTCACAAAGTTCGTAGACCAAAGCGTCGGACTCACAGGCATCCCTGACTCGAATTTCACTCGTGTCACCGGGAGCTTGGGTCCTGGCACGGGTACGAGTTTCAATGACGACTCATGGAGTGATCCGATCGCGATCGGGTTCCCGTTCAGCTTTGATAACATCACATATGATCACTTCGTAGTTGACACAAACGGCTGGATGGTGTTGGTCGATCCGTCGACGGGAACATTTGCAATCAGCGAAATGATGTCAGTCTCTGCACCGGCAGGTGTAGAGGTCGACTTTGATAATGCGTCAATCGCTTCCACGCATACTGCGAAGCATGTCCTTCTAGCACCGTGGTTTGACGACCTTTTCAACGTCGTTGGAGATCCCATGGATCTACTGTCGACACCGTTCAGTTTCGATAGAACGAAGATTCGCAACATCATCGAAGGAGTTGAACCTCCAGAGGCCTGGCTCAATTCAGTCGGACCAGGCATCGGTTACTATCATGATGATCGATCAAGGAACGGTCGAAGACTCGTTGTCAGATGGGCGTCGTTGACAAGCAAGACGTATCTGGCTTCTGTCGTCAATTTTGAAGCAGTCATCTACGAAAACGGAACGATTGAATTCAGATACGCTCCGAAACAACTTGACATTCCCACGTCTCGAACTCCCAACTTCCACGGCGCTTCGATCGGCATCTTTGCACCGGGCACGAATCGATTCCGTGACTTTGCGACCGGTCTAGACTACAGAAAAGAGACGCGCCAACAGTACGCGTATGGCGGGTACGTCTATGATTCGAACTTCACCGACACAGACAAGGATGGCACCGTAGCGAACTACGCTGTCAACCTCAGCGCAAGAACGGCGTGGCCCGGCCGCAATGGTTCGGGATGTCTGATGACATTCTCTCCGCCGCTCAACAGACGGAAGGTGCTACCTCGGAAGAAGCTTCAAGCGTCCGACTCGCGTCTGACATATCCGGTCATCAACCGCACTGGTGGAAGTCAGTTTCAGCGCGCCAGATCAGGATTTGATGATCGCAGGACTCCCGTTTACACGAGCGGCTCTGCAGATTCACCATTAATGGTCAACTACCCGACGACTCTCACTCGGTTCTCTGCCGGAAACAGTCGCGGAACGCTAGAGCGGCAAGATTTGTTTTCGGGTGACTTCGAAGTCACCGGAAGCTTTGTGAAGAGTGCCATTGATGATTACCTCGACGAAGGACCCGTCGATCGCGCCACGCCGTTCAACGAGACTGCGCTGTACGAACAAGGAATCGTCGATGGCGACTTCTTCGCTAGCGGTTCTGAGACTCAACAATTCGGAGGCAAGTTCGATCAGAGCCTCAAATCAAAGACCCAGGTCCGTGTCTCGTTCGCTGTCAATAATCCCGTGATAATGCCAGGTGTTACCGGCAGCATCTACTACTACAATTCTCGAGCGAAGAGTTGGAATATCCCAACCAACTCTTCGTATGTCATCAGCGGCACGACCAAGATTCCGACCGGCCGCGGCGACCTTGCGAAGCCGCAGCAGTTCAAGAGCATCGCCGGCGGTCCGCACTACTTTGAAGATGCACGTGGATTTGGAGCACTGGGAAACCTTGTGTCTTCAGGATCACACGTTCCATCATCGCCTCAGAGCGAACAAACAGATTTTGCGATCGGCATCGACTATTCACCTGACAAGCTTGCGACAGTGTTCGGTCGCGTTCTATCGAAAAGCATCTCTGTCAACCCTGATTACAACCCGGTTGATGACGAAACATTCACGCTACCCATCACGTCACCGTTCTTGATTGAGAAAGCGGTCATCGAAATTCCGTTTGCTGCTGGACCGTCGTGGTTCGCAGACAACACGCAGAATTTCCTGTCATATCTCGCTGACCTGTCGTCGATGGCAAGCGACGTTGCAGGTCCTGCTTTGACAGTCGCGCTACATCGTCAAGTGACAGTACAGAACGATCCATCTGCGTGTCGTCGCGATCTGATTTTGACGGGAACCATCATTCCTTCAACTGACAATATCGCCACGGTGAAGATATCTCAGGACCCAACGTGGAACGTCACGTTCGTCAGACCATTTGGATTTTTGTCATATGCGTCAAATCCTGGTGCTGTCATCACTCCGGATGCATCGAACTTTTTCTCAGGTTCTGCAAAGGTGAATTGTGCGGCGCTGACTACAGTCGGTTTCGTGGGTCAATATCAAAGTGATTTCTCCGCTGCTTCACAAGAACAGAACGCGCTAGACGTTTACAAGCTGTTGACTGAACAACGCACGCTAAGTCTTCTTCAGGGAATCACGATTTCATCGTTTTCAACGTTCGGTCGAGGTGGCACCGGCTTCCGACCGTCCGGACGAAGCATCCTCGGCAAAGAACTCGCAACGTTCCAGGGAACTCAAGATAAGTCCGGTCAAACAGTACCAAACCCGTTCTACGTAGGTCCAAACGGTATCACTCCTGAAAATCAGGTGTTTTTTGACAATGCGTCGACATTCGGAAACGTGATAACGCTTGCTGCGATTCAGCGTAACAGCCATGTGCCTGCGCCTTATCTTGTGATGCCTGGCGACAAACTCGTCTTGAGCATTTCGAAGATGCGACCGTTCATCTACTCTCGATTCGGCACCGGTCTTTCTGGTTCTGTTCAACCTCACGATGTTTCACTGATCCCGGGTACCATCAACGTCACGTTGTATGGAAGCATGATCAAACAGGACGCTGAATATCACGATCCTGTTGCGCAGCCGCTGGGTTCGAACGTTGTGCACGAAGTCATCGGCAATGACCCAGTGCTAGATCAACACGACGTTGCGTATGATTCTGAATTCAGCGGTTCAATGATCACCGATGCATTCAACCTCGAATCTGCAATTCCGTACCTTCACTACGGTGCGCGGTCATTCCGCAGCGGTTTGTTGTCACTGTCGTCATCGTACGGCACAACACGTTACTATAGTCACATGGGCACGGTCAGAGGAAACGAAGATCGCCAACCAATCTCACGGCAGCTTTTCTGGACGAAACACCGGCGCGTCTTTGAGTTCAAGAAGCGTTCACGAACGTTTTCATACATCTCTGACACTGAAACGTACTGGGACTCTCGAATTCCTGAAGCTAGCGCTGTCATGGAGTACATCAGTCCGAAAGGTTACCTGGTCGCTGGTTCAGGACCTCTCGGCGCATGTGTCGGCGACTACATCATCTTTACGGGACGTGCCGGAAACATGGCGTACTGTGGCGTTCCGTTTCAGGTCGGAGCATCGACGTACAATCAATTGGGACTCGGCGATTGGATCATGACCTATCCATTCGAGTCGAAGTACAAAGACATCACGTCAACGTTTGCTGATAAGATCATCGACAACAAGTTGTGGAGCACCGCATTCTTATCTGGCGGCGGTTCGATTTCACCACCGGGCGGTTTCTACATCCCACTGGGAGGTTTGACGATTGAGTTCGGCCAAAACAGCGGAAGCCTAGGCTCGGGCGGCGGCGTCAATCGATACAACGGCATGCCTCCCACCCGCGGTTGGGCGGGCGAAGGTGACCAGGGTTTCACTTACGGCTTGGGTCTCCCTGAATTCATCAAGTTCTTCTATGGTTTCGGCGACGGAAGAAGCAACGTCGACAACGGTCACGTGAAGTTCCTCGGTTATGAAGCCGACTCAAATGGATTCCAAACGGGCGCAGAAGTCCGCGGTTGGCGTCACGGTATGATCTCAGCGTTCCCACTGAAGACTTCAGCTGTCTTCCGTCGCGACCACTTCGGACACAATCGAGACATGCTTGAACAGAGGCCTGATACGAAGTTCTTTTCAACTGCTGACACGCCCAGCGGTCAAGTGCTCCTCGGTCCTATACAGGTCAGATTCTTGGACAGCACTGGGAAAATCACCAATCCTTACAACACGTTGTCGTCAAACATGTCGACAGAGGTCACGAGCTCACTTCCATACTTTGACGGCAACGTTCGAAATCGTGAAGAACCCATATCGTTGTCTAGGACGAACCAGTCTCTGTTGGTGATCTAATGGCGATCACAAACGAACAAGCGAGAAAAGCCACGCAAGTCATCATCAAGAACAACGATGATAGCGTCAGCTCCGTCATCCATCTTCAGGACACGCAGATTGGAACGGCGGCGCTGACAAAAAAACTCACCGTGACAGGTGACATCTTTGTCGAATCGGGCTTACGAACCGCTGACAGTTCGTCGTACATCATCGGTTCTGGCAGCATCAGCGTCATGACGCAGTCAAACGGTCAACTGATCGTCAGCAGCTCAGTCATATCGCAGTACTTAAAGAGCGACTTTACGACAACTAATACGACACGTACGAATACGAATTTCACATTTCCTGTGAACGCGTTTGAAATTTGGGAGGTTGAGTTCGACGGAGCGTTCGGTTGTTCGTCTGCCAACGGAGTCCAAATCGGTTGGAGCGTTCCTACCGGAACGACAGCATTCACGAGGTTGTTCGGTTGTTTGAGTGCGGCAAACGATTTCTCTTCAACTTGCGTTTCGACTGTGAATGCACTCATCGCATTCACGTTCAGCAGTGTTTCAGGTCCCGCCGCGCGCTACGGGCGTGCGAAGGCAACGATCATCGTCGGCGCGACTGGAGGATCTATAACGTTGCAAGCAGCTGTTGTCACAGCAGGAACTGCACGCATTTACGCAGGTTCACATTTCACGGCACAGAAGGCCGTCGGGGTATGATCATTCCTGCGTGACGGGGACGACTTGCGGGACAACAGCTTCGTGGTGCCTGACCCAGTTAAACCACTCTTCGTGTCGTTTACGTTCGGCCTCTTGGGCGCACCGCTTCGCGTCGTCGGCCTTGGCAACTTCCTCACCACTGTCTCCGAAAAGATCGATTACGATCAGCATGTGTCGTCCTCCTGTCCGTAAGTATCGCCGGCCTGTCAAACAACCGTAACCACTGCTTGGACGGCTGTACAGGTGACCCACGACAGGCCCACAGAATAACTGCGAGCCGGTCGATATTGGGTTACAAGGCTAGCCTCGAAAGAATGGTGTCGAGCGATCCAGCTGACAACTTGCTCTTCTTGCAGGTCGTCTTGATCCACTCACGAGCGTTCCTCGCCTTGTTCTCCCACAGGTTGAAGTACGGCGCTGTCCAGTCGCCTGACAGTAGTACCTGTTCGGCATAACGTTTGCGATTTCCTCCTGCCTCGAGGCGAAACGCTGCGACGTTAGCGTCGACGCTCTTGCAATACTGTGCGTACGCATCCTGCATCTTGAGCATCTTGTCGCCGAGGTCCTTCGGGATCAACGGGATGACGTCATCGATCTTCTCGAGGATGATGGCCTCAAGCGCGTTCCTTGGAGATGCACCGACGCTGTCCTTCGACCTGTGGGCGAGGACGTACGCCATGCTCTTGATCTTCATGCGACGGAACTTGCTGTCGCAGATGACAGCACCCTCGAGTTCCGAAGGATTCGCCGTGTTGACAAACGCGCCGACGGCGACTGCATCACGTAGAGGCCACGTCCTCGGACGCCTGACGTGTTCGATGCGAAGCGTCTCGATCGGAACTTCGGCTCCCGTCGACAGGTGCCGCGCTGCGATCAGATAGACACGAGGATCAGGATAGTCGACAACGATCTGGTTGTAGCGTGACACGAGCTCGAAGACGTACGTCATCTCCTTGTTGAGGTGAATGACGTTGTCGGGCCCGTCGACCTGCCAGTCGACAGGCTTTCCCGACAGCTCTTCGCGTGTGGCGATGAGTGCCTTGAGGAACAGCTGCGAGAACGTCATATCACCGATCTCCATGTGACCGCCGTAGATGGGCAGGTCAGCCTCGGGAACGGAACGCGTGCCGGCGTGCCACTTCTTGTGGATCGGGTCCCAGTAACAGATGATGCACGTGCCGTCGACCTTCTCGTAGACGCGGAGGTTCGTGTCGTTCCAGTCGACGTCATGGACTGCGTTGTCACCGAAGTTGTAGAAGCGGCACATTGGCCAGGCAAGTACATCGACTTCACCAACGACTTCGTCCCTGTAACAATCTAACTGAGGCTGGACGCCGCGGCCTTTGACAGGTGCCATTGAGGCAGAGCGCCAAAATTTGCTGTCATCACGAGGACGGATGACCATTCCTCGACACTGTTCAGTGACTGGATCGCCGGGCTTCGACAGGATCTGATCGTAATTCAAAGCGAACTTGTCGAATGTTGCATTGGGCCGTGCACAAACGCCGTGTTCCTCTTCGAGTTCACGAAATGAGTGACGAAGCAAGTACTCTTTGACGAGGGGTTCCATGCTCACATCGTACCACTCTACATGCACACGATACACTGTCACACCGTTAGTTATTATTCATCAATGAGTTCATCGACGAAACTTCTGAGGAAGTATATCAGAGAAGACGTCATCACGAAGCACTCTTCAAAGAAGCTATGGGTCTTTGACTTCGACGACACGCTTGTGAAGACTGACGCGAAGGTGCACGTCATCGATGCCAAAGGCACCGCATTTGACCTGACGCCTGGCGAGTTCGCGGTGTACGAAAAGATCGATGGTGACGTCTTTGACTACACCGACTTCCAAAAACTGATCAATCCACGTGCAATCAAGTGGGTCAACAAGATCCTGCACAACGTTCACACACACCACGGGCCTGGAAAGATCGTCATCCTGTCGGCTCGAAGCAGTCCGACTCCGATCGAACAGTTTCTGCGTGATTCAGAGCTCGATGACATCGAAGTCATCGCGCTTGACAGCGCAAATCCGCTCGTCAAGGCAAACTGGATTGAAACGCGAGTCGAACGTGACGGATACGACACCGTTGAATACTTTGACGACTCACACAAGAATGTTGCAGCCGTGAATGCACTACGTCATCGACTTCTGAATGTCAGAATCGTTGCACGGCACATCATCCACAACAGAATCGCGAGCTTCTTCTCAGGTTCCGTCGCCATCGTCTGAAGAATCTTCGTCGACATCAATGTCGACTGAGTCGTCTCCACCAACAACGTCGTCGCCGAACAGTGTGGCGAGGTCGAGCTTTGACTCGCCTTCACGTAGCACACGAGCGTCGATGTCCGCGTCTGAATAGTGCTTCATCGGAAGCAAACCGCCTGACACCCACCCTTTGTGCGTGCTGACGAGGATCCCGGAAGCATTTGATGTTGCTTGCGTCTTACCTAGACGAATCAGCTCGAGTCGTCGAAATTTGCCGCCGCCTTCGTACGTATATTCAAAGCCTCGTAGTTCAACCTCAATGAAGCCTCCTGGCTCCAAGAACAGCTCTTCGATGTCAGGGATTTGAATCGTCTCACATCGTTCGACGGTGCACAACCATACGTACAACGCTTCAGAACTGGGAAACAAATAGAACTTTTTGCCTGGTGAACCTGGGCGCAATGTAATTTTGACTTTTTTCACTGTGAGCTCCTAGTGCAACTCGGTTCTGTTTGCAGGTTCAGGCTCATCATTCCTGTTGACAACGTCAACGTAATCTTTGAGTCGCCTGATTCGAGTCGCTTCAGGTAGGTCAACCCACAATTCTTCGTTTGCAAGGTGCACACGAAGGAGGTCCAAACCGTCGGCATTGATTGATTTTCTCACGTGCTCCTGCGCACGACAGATAGCACGTGCTGCGTGATTATCACAAACACATATGCCCAAGTCGACCTGTCTCACAGTCGCGGGCTCGTTACACGAAAACGCTGTGCATTTTTCAAACTGTGGAACAACCATGCTAACAACGTCTTTGATGATCTCAAATGACAGTTCGAGCAGCACCTTGTGTCGCAGCGCGATCTTCGCTAGAGTCTGAATCTCGTCATCACTCGCCATGAGGATATAGTACCCCGAACGAGGAGATTTTTCATGTCGTAGGCGTGCAGTCCGCCTGCCTGGAATCGAACCAGGCTGGGAATTGTATAAGAACTCCTGAGTCAACCAGACCCACAGGCAGGTATCAAGCGCTGCGCGTGCAACGTATGACGACCTGCTTTGCGATTCTTGCCACGAAACGTTGGTGTTTGAGCGTGGCAATTTGAACACAGGATGCGTAGATTTTCATATCGATGATCTGTCGAATTGCCATTGATGTGATCGAGTTCAAGGTAGATAGGTTGACCTTGCCACTCAGACAACGTGCATTTTTCGCACTTCTTCTCTTTGAGACCGGCACGAATGAGATGTTCTCTTCGTAAGTCATAGAAGGGATGCATACCCTTCAGCACTTCTTCAAGAGGAATTCGTTGATGACTCTTTCGAATGCCTTTCGAACCCTGGTTCGGACAAAACACGCCAAGACGTTGGGCATGTTTTCGGAACGTCAAGTAATGTATGCCTAACGATCGCGATGCTTGAAACATTGACTTGTTGTTTACGGCCGCTGCTATCACATCATCATCTGTCATGATGACAATGTAAGACACTCGCACCAGCCGTAAACAACGTCTGCTATATCAGGGCGTTGCGCAGTTCTTTGTTGTCGCCGCAGTACACGTCTAGCTTGTCGAGCCAGGCGCGTGACTTCTGCTTGAACATCACTGGCATCTTCGTCTTCTTGTCGTTCTTCGCTTTGCACACGACGCCTTCAAACGTCATGCCTGGAAGCGTGCCAGAACGAACAGACTCGACGAACTCAGGCGTCATGGGTCCGGTGAAGAGCACCTTCGCATGGTCGAGATTGTTCCTCTCGACGATCTTCAGGTACCGTTCTGGCTCCAAGATTCCCTGATTGAACGGCGCGATGTCGAAGAGTGTGACGGTCAGATTCTCTTGCAAGTTGTGCATGCCAGCGAAGCTGCTTGGGCCCCACAGTTCGAAGAAGCACATGGCTCGATCGTAGCCTGCGTCCTTCAACGCCTTGGCCAGCGAGTCGCCGTACTTCTCCTGGACGAGTCCAGGTGCCTGCCCGAAAATGGGATCTGTGGCATCGACGAGGCGGTTTCTGGTGCCGAACTTGTGCCAACCCTTCTTGCTGGTCCACTCTGCTCGGATGTTGCTGCCGTCGAGCTTGTCGAAGGCGACGATGGGAAGGTGCGATTCTGTTGCGTATGAAATGCTTGGGTATGTTTTCACGATAGACTCCGGGTCTCTACGTTCATCAAGATCGTAGTAATCATGGCGAGTATCTCGCCGGCGGTAGTAGTCTCGTTCAGACATTCATTTCAATCGTCCAGTTCACACACAGACTCAGCGAGCTTTCGGGCCCACTCGTCAATGTCTTCGTCTTTTCTTGCGTCCATCGCAATGATGGCTTTGCGTGCCAACTCTAACAAATGCTCGCGTCCATGTTCAGGTTCCATCACCAATTCAGCGTCGGGCTTTCTCGGGTCAACCTGTGTGCCACCGGAGGGACTCGAACCCTCACCCCTTTCGAGACCCGGGTTTAAATCGGGCGCGTCTGCCGATTCCGCCACGGTGGCATTCAATAGCGTTCGTTCCTTGGGTTTCATCTTCCGCATACCGTACAGCGAGTGTATGGATCGTTGTCTTCGTCGTATGATTGCTCGATCGCGCTGGTACCATTCGGGTACGTGTGGTTACACATGTCGCGCGCGGCGCGCTCTTCGTCATCGAGCTTACGAACGAGTGCAGATCGACGCATCCTTACGTCATCGAGAAGCACTTGAGTCTTGTCAGCCCACACAGTTCGTACAGGCGGGTCAGGTTCTGTTCTACGACGACCAAACATCACTTCAGCCTTTCAGATGCCTTGACTGCTTTATCATGTGATGATCGGATCATCACGTAGAGATCTTCAGGTGACCAACCCGGAATTGCGGTGCCTGTGCCGTGAAAGACTTCTGCTTTCTCGTGGCACGTGTTGCACAATGCGATTCCGTTCTCAGCGACGTACCCACCGTTCGGCATTTCATTGCGATCGGTGATGTGATGAGCGTCGAGAAAGATGCCATCTGTGAAGATTTTCCAACCACACCCACGGCACTTGTGTCCGTCGCGGTCAAAGACCGCATTTCGGAACCGCTCTCTGGTGAGTTTCTTCTCTGCTGACACGACGTTCACCTGCTCATCCCGTTTCTTTTACGTGGTCGTGGTCCCACCGGTTACTAGCCTGACAGTTTTCACCTACGCCGGTTCTGCCCCGGATCGAACAAATGGACTTGGTGTTCCGTTCGAAGACCCAATCAGAGCGGGCAACGAGGATCGAACTCGTCTTTCCAGCTTGGAAGGCTGGTGCACAGCCACTATGCCATGCCCGCATCGTATCTAAGTACTGTACTACGCTGCTACGTCACCGTTCAACTGAATGGACAACTTCGTGTAGCGCATCAACGTATCTGTCTTGTCTTCAAGTTCTGCTCGCTGGTGTGAGAACGCGAAGTGTGAGACGACTGCATTGCCCACCATCCACAGTGGCTTCATCAACGTCTCGGGAATTCTTGTCGTGAGTTCGACTTCGTCCCTAGGACCGACGCGGCCGCCGAACAGCTGAAAGTTACGACCGGTCCATGCCATTGTACCGACGCGCTGACGTCCTGTGACAGCGTGTGAGTCGAAGTACAGATCTTCAACCCGATTTTCGGCGACGATGTCAAGAAACTGACGGTGAATGTATGCAGCAAACTTGCCGTCTGTGCAGGCAAACGGGCATCGAGGGTCACCCGTCGAGTGCCCGAGCTCGTCTTTGATGGTTCCTCTGTCCTGGAGCACTTTCGATACATACGGGATGTTGAAGACGTTTGCGACGCATGCGTAGTTTAGCTTCTCACGCGCCAAGACGTTCGTCAAGACGTTGGTGAAGAAGTCATCGTGCACGAAGCAGATGTCATCATCGATCTTGATGTAGATCGTGTCAGTATCGGTGCATACGTTGTAGAACCGATAGATCGAGTCGTTGTACTGGTAGTGAGCACGTGAGGCATCGTACAGCGTCTTGTCAAGACGACCGCCGGCGTAGAATTGCTTGATCTTCGGAAACGTTTGTTCCATTCGAGCGAAGTAGTCGATGTCAGATTGGACGTCTGTGTTCACCCACAGGCGAATTTCGTCGATGACGTTAGCATGCTTTTCTGCCAAGAGATAAGGCAGAAGCATTCGCATGTAGCGATAGCGTCCTGATGGGATGCAGATTACGACACGGTGTCCTTCGAACATGTTTAAACCTTGAACGATCCTATCGCTTCTAGCGATGTCAGTATTACTAACTTGACATTGTTACGCGTAGCCGCGTCTGACATTTTGTGTTTTGTCGCAGTTGTAGCGTATCCTTTGACTTCAATGTACGTATCAAGTGATGGTACGTAGAAGTCCGGAAAGTACTTCCGCACTCGACCATTCAGATCAACGTATGACAAATACCGCGCTGCATTACGTTCCCAATGAACATGAAGTTCATCAAGACGTTTCGCTAACGCTACTTCCCACATGCTGTCGAAACCTGTGTTGTTGTAAACCTGCACGCTACGTGGCCTGTAACCTCCTCGTTTCCCTGACGCATTTCCCCTGAGTCGTTCAGAACGAAATTGAGATCTACACACGGGATTAGTGCACGTTTTGGTATTTGTTCTACGTTTTCGCTGAAACGTCTGATGACAGATAACGCAGATGTTTTCGACGTATTCGGGTAACTTCGGTCGAGCATGAAGTGAATTTTGAATACGAATGATTGTGTCACTAGAATGTTGATGACCGTTCGCACACGAACGTGAACAGTGTTTTCTATACGCGCCTGCTTCAAACTGTTTCTTAGTGATTACCAGCGTAAATGCGTTTGGACATTTCAAACACGTGATAAAATAGCTCACTCGTTCTTGTGTCTGTGAAGCAATACGTTTAGCCTTGATCTCAGCGTATTTTGGATTCTGTATGCAACTCCTCACATGTGAACCAAGTTCGCGCCCTGAACTAAATGACCTTTCACAGAACGTGCAGGGATGATCCATTGCATGTAATTATACTCGGTCTATCAACTCGTTGATTGAGCGTTATGTGGGATTTGAACCCACGATCTCGACCTTGGCAAGGTCGCGCGATACCACTTCGCTAATAACGCATCTGTATCGTATCAACCGCCGCGGCGCAGGCGCCTATTGTATGACGTTTTTGCTGCTTTTCGAGCTCCTGGTCGACCAAGTGACGTGTGAATTCCTGGGTTAGGCCCAAGTGCATCGTACTCATCACCACCCTTGAACGGAATTTTCGTCGGCATGTCACCCAATTCTTCAAAAGGCGGCGGCGGTTCGGCCGGGTCGATTGTTCCTTCCATGTCGGGAAATTCCTGTGCGACAGGCAGGTAATCTTCGTCGTCCATGCCGCGTTCGTCTTGAAGCCTATTGAGTTCAGTTTCGATCTCGTCGTTCGTCATCGCGCGGAGCTTGTCCATCATCCAACGCGGACGAATGCCATTCTTCTCCTTGTAGATGTCGGAGTAGACGCTGATCAACATCTCCTTGTTATCAGATTCTTCCGCAGCTTCACGAACGAGAGTCTTGAACTAACCGACGCTGATCTTCATGATGTATGTATTCGGAGGAAGAGACGGGATTCGAACCCGTGGGCCCCTTGCGGGACCTTCACCTTTCCAGGGTGACCGTTTCAGCCACTCACGCACTCTTCCGATTCGTTACAGTTGTCTGGCGAGTTCGTACTGCTCTTTCTTGAGCAATTCGACCGCGGCGTCGCCGATGAAACACAGCGTTGGGCTGTTGCTTTCGGCTTCACGTAACATCTGCTTGACATTTGCAGCGCGCTCGAGAAGGCGTTCGCGGGTGGTCGGATTGCGTCCACCAAAGACATCGTTCTTCAAGCACATCATACACATGTCAGTAACCCTCTGAGGAAGTGGCGGGAGTCGAACCCGCGGCGGTGTTACCCGCTCCGATTTTCGAAATCGGTGCTTTAGGCCTCTCAGCCACACTTCCGTTCATCAAAACACACCAAGTTTAATTAGATCTTCTCGAAGGTACACAATGAGTTTGTGCGTCTTTCTGACGGCACCCCACTTCACTTGATCTACTGGCACAACACGTCCCTTCACTTCAACGAATTCATCAGTTTGAACGAGGTAGAAATCAGGGTAGTACTTGTGAAGCTTACCTTCCCATTCGTACTGGAAGCTTGTTCTGTTTCGTTGCCATGAAATGGCTTGTGTGTCGAGGTGTTGAGCGTATGCTACTTCCCACGTACCATTCAAGAACACTTTTCCCGCTGACGGACTGTCATACTGAAACCATTTCGTCCATCCGCTTCCTTCACGATAACCTCCGATGTTACCGTCGCGGACTGACGCTTCATGAATACGAAGTCTGCGCTGGGCTTCTTTTTCAGGCGTCGATGCAACGCCAGTAACGTTAGGATTGTCAATCAACGCTTTGCGGATGTTCTCACGATGAACAGGTGATAAATTCTGTCCTGCATTCCACGAATGCTTACCCAACATTCCACGTGGATGAACGCGGCCCTCAAAGGGATTTTTACCTCGTTTTTTCGAAGCGTCACGCTCTTTCTTGGCGGGACACGTATTGACACTCATGCTGCAACACCAGCGATTTGTGCTTGTGAAGAATTTCACTCCTTCACGTCCACAGCCGTAATTGCATTGAGGCATGCTACATCGTACATAACACACGTACGGTGTAAAGCGTCTGTTCTAACTTGAGGAAATCAGAGGACTCGAACCTCAGCGACTTTCGCCGCCCCTCCGCTTTCAAGGCGGTGCCTGTACCCCGACAGATTTGACTTCCGTTACTTTTATTGCCCATGTGGGCCGTAAACTTATCTTTTCTTGCCCTTCTTGTTTTTCTTGCCGCCTTCTGTGGGCCGCTTTTGGAGGTCGTAGCACTCCGGATGGGCCTTCTCGGTGTGGTTCATGTAACACGCCACG